GTGGAAGACGCCCGTTTCTTTGCTATCGCCAAGACTCTTACAGATCAACTCGGGGTGTCGGATGACGTAGCCATTGAGGCCGCTAAATCCCTTGCAGACGCGTTTGGTGCAAGCTCCGCCACTTTCACTAGCTTTAGTAAGGCACTTGCGGATACACTAACGGCTGCAGACGTTGCGGCTGTAGCGTCCACCAAACTTCTCTCCGACACGGCAGGTACAGCGGATTCAGCGGTACGGTCCACTACCAAAGCGGTCGCAGATTCATTTGGGTTCACAGAGTCGGGTTCGGTAATCTCACAGGGGTACTGTGACCTGACATATTTTGAAGCTGATTACGTCGGTGAGTACCGCACGTTTGCATAGGAGATTGTCATGATCCAAGAATCCATCAAAGCCAAAGGCGAGTTGAGCATCAAACTGTTCGGCCCAGACGGCAAACTCAAGGCTGAGCAGAATGTCCCCAACTTGGTCGTTACGACCGGTAAGACGTTCATCGCAGCTCGCATGGTGGGCACCCCCACGGCTATGAGCCACATGGCCATCGGCTCTGGCACCACTGATCCCGCTGTCGGCGACACCGCACTGCAGACTGAACTGGGCCGTGTGTCTTTGACCTCCAGCGCATCTTCTGGTGCTGTGGTGACGTACGTCGCCTCTTTCGGCGCAGGCACTGGTACTGGCGCGGTTACGGAAGCGGGTATTTTGAACGCTTCCAGCGGTGGTACTTTGTTATGCCGCACTGAGTTTTCCGTAGTCAACAAAGGCGCAGACGACAGCATGTCGATCACTTGGACCATCACCGTTTCGTGATTTGACGCCCTGAGCCCAGTACCAGAGAGGAATATATGAGCACCATCGTTTTGCGCAGTGCCAAGGGTTCGCCCCTGACCAATGCCGAAGTTGACGCAAACTTCACAAACCTGAACAACGACAAGACTCAGCTCGGCGGTACTTACTCGTCCGGGACTGCAAACGGTGTTCTTTTTCTCTCACCTTCCAAAGTCCTGACCACTGGGTCTGCGCTGACGTTTGATGGCTCGTCTATGGTGCTTAATACCAGCACTTCTTCCAGCGCTCTGCGTATTACTCAGCTTGGTGCGGGTAATGCGTTGTTGGTTGAGGACACAACTAACCCTGACTCAACACCGTTTGTAATTGACAACAACGGTACAGTCATTGCAGGGTACACGGGCTCAGTTGTGACCGCTGGTAGTGCTGTGGCCCCTCGTATGCAAGTACACGGATTAGGCGGTGGCGGAGCATCCTCGGGTGTAACTTCATGGTCTACAGGCGGAAATGTCGGCCCTTCTGTTGTATTGTCTCGTTCTGAAGGTGGTGTTGTTGGAACACACGCTGTTGTCGATTCAGGTGACCATCTCGGCAACATTCGCTTTGCGGGTTCAGATGGAACTGCTTTTATTGAAGCTGCAAAAATCACAGGTGAGGTAGATGGAACACCCGGTCTTAACGCTATGCCCGGTCGTTTAGTGTTCAGCACCACTGCTGCTGGGGCAAGTACGCCTACTGAACGTCTGCGGCTTAACAGCTCTGGTGCTACTGTTACTGGCGATTTAACCCTCTCCAGCGGCACAGCCAACGGCGTGGCCTACCTCAACGGCTCCAAAGTTCTGACCACTGGGTCTGCGCTGACGTTTGATGGGACTACGTTTGCCACGACAGGTTTTGGTCGGTTTGGTAATGGTGGTCGAATTGAAGGCACTGGTTCTGCGCTTGCAGGTACGGGGGTCGGCGCTGAAATCTTTGCGTCTGGCAATATCGCTTACTACACATCGTACGACCGAACTGGCGCTGCCTATTCGCCTCTGATTTCTATTGCTGGCTCATACCAAGCATGGAACGTAAGCGGCGAACAAATGCGCCTGACCAGCACAGGTCTGGGTATTGGGACGAGTTCGCCAAGTAACCTTCTTCAGACAAAGGGCAGTAGTGCTGCTCAGATGGGCGTTTACAGAACCAACTCTACGACAGGTGTTGGTGTTGGCTTTGAGTACGCACAAAACAATGCGTCATCTGCTGAAACAGTCATTGCTCAAACATTTGGCGTGTTGACAACAAACACTGCTGGAGCAGAGAGTGGAGCGTTTACTGTCTGGACGAAAAATGCAGGTACGCTTGCCGAGCGCATGCGTATTGATTCCTCCGGCAACCTCGGCTTGGGGGTTACTCCGAGTGCTTGGTCAGGTTCTGGTCCCGGTCAGAAAGTATTGCAGCTTCAGTCGTTTGCAATAAGCAGTGACGTAAACACAAGCTATCACACAAACAACGCTGTTTATACTTCCGGTGGCAACTGGTTTTACTTAGCATCTAAACCAGCGTTGAGGGTTGATTACGATGCAGCATTAGGGCAATATCGCTGGTACAACGCCCCCTCCGGCACAGCAGGTAACGCTATTAGCTTTACTCAGGCTATGACGCTGGATGCGAGTGGGAATTTGGGGCTGGGTACTACAACACCCGGATGTCGGATTGATATTCTTTCTCCTAACAACACCTCGTTAGACCCCACCATCCGGGTTAACAGCAACAACGCAGCCGTTAATACTGCGCTTTCGTATGACGGTTTGGTGGGCTCCAATCAACTGACTGTCAAAGCAGGGACATCGTCTGCATTGATTTTTGGCAGCAACAACACAGAACGCGCCCGTATCGACTCCAGCGGTAACTTGCTGGTGGGGTATTCATCTGGCGGGCCTGCTACCGGGCCGGGAGTAGTTAAAGCTGCTGCTTACAACACAAAGGCTGGATATGGAGCAGCGTTGGGCGTAAACCTATTTAACATAAATTGGAGTGGTTCTACTGCAGCTCTCTACATAGATACCACTAACGTGGGCAATATTTCTCTGACTTCGGATTACCGCATCAAGCAGAAGATTGAAACCCAGACTGCGCCAGCCCTTGAGCGCGTGATGCAACTGCGTCCAGTGACGTATGAATTGCAAGATTACCGAACCTTGTTCAAGGCTGATGGCATTGCTCGTGAAGGTTTTATCGCCCACGAACTGCAAACGGTAATTCCAAGCGCCGTTGAAGGCGAGAAGGACGCAGAAAATCAGGTTCAGTCGCTGAAGCTGGACGCGCTGGTGTCTGTGCTTACAAAAGCCATCCAAGAGCAGCAAGCCATTATTACCGCTTTGACCGCCCGTGTCGCGGCACTCGAATCTAACTAAGGAACCACCATGACTATTTTTCACATCACAAACCTTGACCGCTTGACCTCTGATGGCTATGTCACAGTGGCGCACTGGACGGCATCGCAAACCGATGGCGACTACACTGCATCAGCATACTCCACCGTTAGCTTTCCAGAAGTTGAAGGCTCTATGATTCCCTATGCTGACCTCACTGAAGAAACAGTGATCGGTTGGGTTAAGGCTTCTCTGGGCGCTGAAGGAGTTAAAGCTGTTGACGATGCTTTGGCAGCCAACATCGCTGAACAGAAAGCCCCTAAAGTAGCTACTGGCACGCCTTGGGCTTAAGGGGGTGAGGCATGACAACCATTGACAAAACCACTGCTCGTCTTGAAACGCATGAACAAGTTTGCGCTTTTCGATATGAACAAATCAATGCTCGTCTAAAACGTCTTGAGGGCGTTATCGTGACTGCTTCTGGTGTCATGATTATGTCAATGGCTGGCGTTATATTCTCTGCCATGTGGCTGTCAAAATGAAAGACTTTGCCGAGGCTTTGGTCGCGGCGGTCTTCATTGTTGGCATTGTCATTTGGACGGTGAAAATTCTTTTTGAGGTGCTATGGACCCGCTAACCGCATTGGCCGCTGTTTCAGCAGCAGTTAATCTTGTCAAGAAGGCAGTCAAGACCGTAGACGATGTTCGCAGTCTTGGCCCTGTCTTGGGCAAATACTTTGATGCTAAAGCTGATGCGGTCAAAGTTCTCGAGGAAGCCCACAAGGGCGGCTTTAGCGGCTCCAACATGGGCAAGGCCATCGAACTTGAGTTGGCCATAGAAAGCGCCCGACAATTCGAGGAGCAGGTCAAAGGCCTGTTCTTCCCCAACAACATGGATGTCTGGGAGAAGATCGTCAACCGCCGCAAGCAGATGGATGAGGACGATAAGGCCCAGCGCCGACGCGCAGCTGATGCGGCCATTCAGGCACGCAAGAAACGCAAGGAAGACATCGAACTGTGGGTGGCCGTAACGCTGGCGTCTGTGACTCTGGTAGTGCTGCTATGGATCGGTGCTGAGATTGTTTACTACTGCCAGGCCGCTAAGTGCGGCAGCTAACTCAAGGAAAACCATGAACGACATTCTTGCTGGACTCTTGAAGAACGTGGCTCCGGGTCTTGCAGCAGTCGTTGCTGGCCCTCTCGGCGGTATGGCTGTCAAAGCCATCGCGGACAAACTTGGTGTAGCTGACACAGTTGAAGCCGTCACGAACGCTATTCAAGCTGACCCCGATGCGGCGCTAAAGCTGGCTGAGATTGACCTCAAACAGTTTGAGCTTGAGTCCAAGGACCGAGACAGCGCTCGTGACCGTGAGGTTGGCCTTGCAGCTGCTGGCGGCTCGAAGCTTGCGCAGTTGGTTATGCCGATCTTGGCTGTGGGCACCGTAGCCCTGACATACCTGTTCGTGGGCATTTTGTTGTTCAAGGTTGTGCCTACTGAGCAGCAGCAGCTCATCATCTTTGCTCTTGGTTTCATGACGGCCAGTGCCCAGCAGGTGCTGTCCTACTACTTCGGGTCGTCTAAGTCCTCGCAGGACAAAACCGTGGCATTGGCGAAAGGGTCCAAATGATTACTGCTGAACAACTCAAAGAGCTACACATTGATGATGCTTGGCTAGAGCCTTTGAATGAGGCTATGCAACGCTACGAGATCAACACTCCTTTGCGGATGGCAGCTTTTATTGGTCAATGCGCCCATGAATCTGGCAACTTCAAAACATTGCAAGAGAACCTGAACTACTCCGCTGAAGGGTTGTGCCGTGTATGGCCTTCACGCTTTCCAAACTTGGAAGCTGCTCAACCGTATCACCGCAATCCAGACAAGATCGCCAACAAGGTCTACGGCGGGCGCATGGGTAACGGCACTGAAGAAACAGGTGATGGAAGCCGCTATAAGGGCCGTGGCTTGATTCAATTGACTGGCAAGGATAACTACACCCTTTGCGGCGATGCGCTCACTGTGGACTTCATCCACTCGCCTGAACTTGTCCTTGCTCCAAAGTATGCGGCCCTAACGGCTGGTTGGTACTGGAATAAGCGTGGTCTGAATAAAGAGGCAGACGCAAAAGATTACACCGCCATGACCAAGAAGATCAATGGCGGCGTAATAGGTTTGGATGACCGTATCAAGCACACGAATCACGCCTTGGCGGTGCTGGGTGATCTCAATTACAATCTGGCCTAGTGAGGAAATCATCATGGCCGTTATCCCGATCAAGTCTTTTGGCGGCATCGCGCCCAAGGTGCCCCCGCGCTTTCTCCCTGACACTTCTGCACAGGTGGCAAGCAACTGTGTGGTGTTTAACGGCTCTCTGCAACCTCTGACTGGCGTCGGTAGCGCCGTTGCTATGTTGACCAAGTCAGGCACACCCCTGACCATCTACCGCTTCGGCCAAGACATTATTTCCACATCACAGTACTGGTTCCACTGGACCACCGATGTGGACGTGTGTCGAAGCCAGATCGCCGGAGACACCTCCGAGTGGACGTTCTACACAGACGGCACGCTGCCCAAGGCCACGTACTCCACTCTCGCGCTGTCTGGCACTGACTACCCTACGGTATCTCGCCCGCTTGGCATTCCAGCGCCAACAACTGCGCCCATAGTTACTGCTCAAGCTGCTGGCAAAGTAACAATTGCTTCGTCTATTGTGAGCGCGATCAAAGTAGGTGAAAAAGTTGGGGTCACACTTGATGGGACCACTTGGACGGACATTACCGTAACTACAGCCACAGCAGCTGGTATCGCAGCACAGCTCGGAGCCGTCACAGACATTGATGCAACGGTAGTTGACGGCAGTATAGAAGTTACGTACACAGGGTCTACCCCCAACGAACAGCTTACTGTTCGATATCAGACTGGTACCGAGCCAAATACTTCTGGCACGTTCACCTATAACGCGAACCTTGATAAAAGCGACTACGGCAACGCCAACACGGCTGCTTACGTCATCATTACAGACGCTGAGATCGGCTCAGTAGCCAACGGGGACGTGATTACTGTTCGTACCAGTGCTGCCACACAGAAAACTTACACAGCCACAGGCGCGTTTACAAGCGCTGCCACTTTTGCTGCGGCGCTGACAACTTCTGGTGTGGTGGCCACAGCTTATGGTAGCTGCGTTGTTTTGACCCCCGGCACAGCTGGCGGCGGCTCTACAGACTTTATTGAGTACAAGCGCATGGTGGGGTCCACACAGGTAACCCTGCAAAAAGTAGACGGCTTTGAGACAGCGCAACCTGCTGTTATTTTTGTCACCAACACTGATGTAGGCTATGCTGCAGGTACATTTGCGGCTTTCACAGTCAATGCTGCTACCGAAGTCAAATTGGCGGTTGCTACTGGGTCCACAGTTAGCGCTTTGACCGCGCTTAACACCTACGGCTTGGCCGTGACTTTGCACGGCTCTTCTGAGCCTTTTGCTGAGATTCGTACGTCTCTGATCGGTAGCCCCGCATACATTCGCTTGCGTGCCGGAAATTACCCCACAACCGTGGTTTACAGCGAGATAGACTCTACCGGCACGGCGATTCCTGAGACTAGGGTTTACACCTACACGTTGGTCAACAAGGAATCTGGCTATGACTTTGAGTCTGCTCCAGCCCCAGCATCCGCAAGCGTAAACGTGAAGGTTGGCGAAACCGTCGCAGTGTCCAACTTCGACGCCGTACCTTCTGGGTACACGGCTACCCACAGACGCATCTACCGCTCGGTGTCGGGCACGTACCTGTTCGTTGCTGAAGTCACTGCAGCCACTACCAGCTACACAGACTCTGTGCTGGCCGAAGACCTTGGTGAAGAACTCCCAAGCCTGACATGGCTGCCACCCCCAGCAACGATGCGCGGTCTGATCAACTTGCCCAACGGCATCATGGCTGGCTTCGTGGGCCGAGACATTTACTTCTGCGACCCATATCACCCACACGCATGGCCCATCGCGTATAACCAGACTGTGGACTACCCGGTGGTCGGCCTTGGCCGTATGGACACCACGCTCGCAGTACTGACAACCGGCACGCCGTATTTCCTGCAGGGCAGCCACCCTGACTCCATGGTGGTGGTCAAGTCCGATCTGGACCAAGCCTGCGCCTCCAAGCGCAGCATCGTGAGCGCTAACGGTGTGGTGATGTATGCCAGCCCTGACGGCCTTGTGATGTTGTCCCCGGGCGGCTCCAAGCTCGTGTCTGAGGCAGCGTTCACCTACGCCCAGTGGCAGGCTCTGTTCAACCCGTCGTCGATCCATGCCTACATGCACGACCGCAAGTACGTGGCGTTCTACGACAACGGTGTCACGACAGGTGGGTTCATCTATGACCTGCTCACAGGTCAGTTCACACTGCACGGTGTCTATGCCACTGCGGGCTACACAGACCTTGTCAACGACAAGCTGTTCTTGGCCTTCTCTGATCGCTCGGTGAAGGTGTGGCAAGCAGGTTCTGCGCTAAGCTACATCTGGACTTCCAAGAAGTTCACCATGCCATACGAGATGTCTTACTCGTGCTCACAGGTCGAAGCCGAGGCGTACCCTGTCACTGCCAAGTACTACGTGGATGGCACGCTGGTGCACACCCAGACCGTCGCAAACCGCAGGCCGTTCAGGTTGCCGGTGGCCGTTGGCCGTGACTGGGAGTTTCGCATTGAGGGCAATACTGAGGTATTCTCGGTAGCTACAGCGCAATCCGTGCAGGAGCTTGCCAGTGTCTAAAAAACTGCCCTTCGTTACGTCTGACATTCCCCGCGACCTGCGGTCGTTCCTCGACCGTTTGCGTGAGCTCGTGGCTGGCTCTGGTGCCGACCGCCTGCTGACTGCCAATGACTTGGTTGGCTCTGGGCTGGCAACAGTGGATGGGTCTGGAAACATTAAAGCACCCTTAACTTTTGTCGCTACACCACCTGCGCCGACGAATGTAGAAGCCACTGCGGCGATCCGCAACATCATCGTCGCATGGGACAACCCAGCGTACGTAGGCCATGCTCATGCAGAAGTGTGGGGCTCCAGCACAAGTTCGCAGTCCGCATCGGTTCTTCTGGGCATGTCGCCCGGAGCCATCTACGTCGATGAGGTTGGGCCCAGCGTCACTCGGTACTACTGGGTGCGGTTCGTCAATACCAACAACACCCCGGGCCCATACAACGCACTGGTGGGCACATCTGCAACGACAGGTTCTGACGTTGCCTATACACTCGGTCTTCTGTCTGGTCAGCTCACTGAATCTGAGCTGGGTACGTCGCTGAACAGCCGCATCAACCTGATCGACGGCCCAGCCACAACAACCGGCACCATCCCCAACCAGCTGGCGTTGATTCAAGGGCAGCTTGACGCGATCAATACGTACCCAGAGTACGACAATGCCACTGCGTATGTAGCGGACGATATTGTCAAATACAACGGTGGCCTATACAAAGCACTTGGGGCTACTACCGGGAACCTGCCGACTAACGCTGTGTACTGGCTGAAGATCGGCGACTACTCGTCGCTGGCTGACGTCGTGGCCGCTCACTCTGAAGACATCAGCACGCTGAACACCGGGTTGGCTGGTGAAGTAACTGCCCGTGAAACACTGGCTACGCAGATGCGCGGAACGTACAGTGGTACCGACATAGCCAACATAACTTCCGGTTTGCTCTACTCTGAGCGCACAGCACGTGCAAGCGCCGATGAAGGTCTTGCTGGGACAATTTCTACTGTGTCTGCTACGGCAGCAAGCAAGAACAAGATTTTTAGGCAGGCTACAGCCCCTAGCGATCCTGCAGTCAATGACATCTGGGTGGACCTGAAGACGAGCTACGACCCCGATTATTTCAGCGAAGACTATTCTGCGCCGCGTTACAAACAGTTTCAGTGGACCGGCACTGAGTGGGCAGACATCACAAACACCGACATTTCTGATAACTTTGCACTGTTGACCATCGAGCAGCTTGCTCGCGCTACAGCTGATGAAGCATTTGCCCAGCAAATTACTACGCTGGATACACAAGTAAATGACCCAGAAACTGGGTTGCCTGCAACACGGGCCACACTTATCAACGATTACTACACTGCTGTAGATGTAGACGATGCGATTGCAAGTAGCGAGACTACGTTGCGGGCTTACACTGATGATGAAGTTTCTGCAGGCATCACTACTCTAGAGACTACACAGATTGGCTACTGCACCATCGGTGGTATCGCCTCAGACAGCACGAACAAAACAGCTTGTGAAGCCGCAGGCGGGACGTGGAACGTCGGTATTCCAATGTCAACCGCAGTCAAGCAGGTCAGCGTGAGCGATGGTGATGAATCTGCAACTCTGGAGCAACGGTTTACAGCTCAGAAAACCCTGAACGACGGCCTACAGGCCGAGTACACCATCAAGCTAGACGTCAACGGTAACGTAGCTGGGTATGGCATTTACGGTGACGAAGGCGGCTCAGAGTTTATTGCAAACGTAGATCGTTTTGCTGTCACCGCGCCGCAGTCGTCCATTGCGCTCAGGGCTACAAGCACTACGTACGCCGTAGGAGCCATTGCTCGTGTGGCTGGCCAAGACAGCAAAACTTTGGTCTGTAAAATTGCTGGAAACTCAGGGCCCGGTAGCATTGTTGTGGGCAACATCGGTACGTTGGTTGTAGATGGCTCTGTCACATGGCAGGTAGCCAGTCGTGTTCCATTTGCAGTGCAGGCAGTTCCGACGAGCATCAACGGGCAACCTGTTCCAGCAGGTGTGTACATCGACGCGGCCTACGTCTTAAACGCCACGATCCAGAATGCGCAGATTGCTGACTTGGCTGTGGACGATCAGAAGATCGCAAGCCTCAACGTGGGTAAGCTCACTGCCGGGTCACTGCAGACGGACTCGTACGTCCAGTCTTCTAACTACGTAGCGGGTGCGCAGGGCTTTCGCATCAGCGCCAACGGCAATGCTGAGTTCCAAAACGCTGTGGTTCGCGGGGCCGTGTTTGCTACGTCCGGCACGTTTGCGGGCTCGTTGTCTGCGGCTACTGGCACATTTGCTGGTGCTTTGTCTGCCGCTACGGGTACGTTCTCAGGTGATCTGTCTGCTGCTACCGGTACGTTCACTGGTGGGCTTAATGTCAAAAGTGCTACATCCGGCGCTCGCATGGAGATAAAGAACAACGTCATCAAGGTGTTTGATGCAAATGGTGTTTTACGCGTTAAGATTGGAGACTTATCAGCATGAGCCATGGTATTGCTGTGTATGATACTTCGGGTAATGTAGTTTGGGATACCGACGGCATTCTCAGTCGAATTATTGGCTCCGGTGTAGTAACCTACGCAATGTTTGAACTCGGGGTAAAGTCGTTAACTATATCTGGAATGACCGATGCAGATGAAATAATTATTTACGATATACTAGCAGATTCTCCATCTGTTAGGGTGTACATAACTAGATCGGGTGATACTGTTAGTTTTAATAAAGTAGTTTCTAGTGTATTAGCCGCAGGTTCTTCCCATAAAGTTTTAGCGTTGAGGGTTGCATGACACACGGAATATTAGCTTACAACGCTAGCGGGTCTGTAATACTAGACGATGTGCTGCCGTACACCCCACTTATCGCTTCAGGGTCTACTACTGCTACAGCATGGTTCACTGGAAACCCCGGCGGGGGGTTTGGGCAATTTGTAAGTTACGGGGTTACTACCCAAAATGCTTTGTTGTTTGTACGCCCTAGAGTTACAGGTGCGTTTGTAGCTGTGGGTCAAATAACTAATTCTGGTTTTAGATTTAAAGCTGACGATGGCGTAATATTGGATTGGCGGCTGTATGCGGCTAACGGTGTATCAGATTGGGTAGCTGATAACTCACACGGGCTCAGTGTATTTTCGGCGACTGGTGCCTTGCTGTACTCAACAAATAAATACCCGCCTTTTATACGCGGTACAGATGTTGTTATATCAGACGATAGCACTTATACTGGTAATGATAACGCATTCATAAAGAATATTGCTTTCGGGTTTACTGCATACGATGACGGTATACCATTTGTCAGTGCCCATACGCTAACATACAGGTATTTTGTGTACGGAAGCCAAACTCAAATTGGATACTGCTTGGCTGCTAACTGGTCTAGCACTACAGCCTGTTCGTTCTACTGGAAGCGTTATTACTCAACAGGTCTCTATAATGACAAACCCATAAGCGCTCCTACCGGTGATCGCCCAGTTAAAGTTCTTGTGATAAGGTAATACCATGAAGTATTTTTATACGGATTTATATGGCAAAATTTGCAGCTGTGTAGAGGTATTTTTAGACGGCGAGATACCTACTAATGCTATAGAGTGGCCCAGCGACATGAATTTTTCTGACGCTACTGACTGGCACTACGACGCCGCCGCAGCAAAATTTCTTAGGGTGGACTACACCGGTAGACCTTCTGCGTTTCACCGTTTTAACGTAAATACTATGGAGTGGGAGTACATGGTTATAGAGGCTGCGCAAGCAGCGCGTAACACTAGAGATGCAAAACTTGTAGACCTAGATATTCTAGTGACTAACCCGTTGCGTTGGTCCGAATTTTCTGAAGCCGAAAGGCAGCAGCTCGCTGACTACAGGCTAGCGTTACTCGGCGTACCGCAACAGGACGGGTTCCCCAATAACATCGTCTGGCCAACTCCACCGCAGTGAGCCATAATCCTCTCATGCCCCACCTTGTATATGACCAAAAAGAACGCATCGGTGCGTGGGTTGCCGAGCGGGTCGGGCAGGGTGCTGACTGGGGTAGCTTCTATGCCATCGGCGTTGTGAGTGGTGACGAAGTGCTCGCCGGTGTGGTCATCAACAACTACAACGGCTCCAATGCAACGTGCCACATTGCCATCGCTCGGCAGACCAAACAGATCGTCCCGCTGTTCCGTGCAGTGTGCGACTATGCGTTCAGGCATTGCGGTCTGAAAAGATTGACTGGCATGGTTCCGTCAAATGAGCCTAAAATACTGGCATTCGACAAACACCTCGGGTTCGAGGAAGAGTTTGTTATGAAGGACGGTGCCCCCGGTGCCGACATGCACGTTTTGGTAATGTGGCCCGACACTTGTCCATGGCTACGCAAGGAGTAAATCATGGGCGGTAAATCTAGTCCTCCACCACCAGAC